TCCTCTATCAAAACAAAATTTAAAAGTTGTATCTACTGGATATTTATTAAACTTATCATAAATCTCTATCATCATGTGAGGTTTATGCTTATCAATAATTTTTTGTGCACCATTTAATACATCAAGTTCTGTACCTTCGGTATCTATTTTTATAAAACAAATATTATTAGCCGATCGACAGTGTTCATCTAAGGTTATAACCTCAACATCAATAGGATAGCCATCAACTAAATCTTGAAACGATGAATTAGATAATCGTTTGTTATCAACATAGAATCTTTCTTTACCCGGTTTGTCACCAACAGCTAGGTTAAAAGGTGAAAAATTAAGATAATCATTTTGAACTTTACATAGTTGTTCGTAAACTTCAGGAACAGCTTCGTACCCTTTGACATGGTCGGCATGTTTCGTAAACCACCGAGTATATTGACCCACACCTGCTCCGACATCAAGAACAACTCCGTTAGGATTAATATATTGTTTCGTCTTTCCTACTAAAAATTCTTTAACATGTAAGTCATAATAGTACGGATTAAACACTCGTCGTTGTAATACTTCTTTTGAAAGATTGGGATTAGTTATCATTTGGTTTCATAATTACTTGTAGTGCGATACGTTCTCCAGTCTGCACGTGTGTTCCTCTATGCCAACCAAAGTTCGGTTCAAACAATATAAAATTACTTTTATCAGATGTAAAGTGTTTTAATTTTTTATATAAGTACTCTGACAAAGGAGTGTTGTTTTTAAACTGTCGTGAAAAGTATGAATTTTTTCGTGC